GAGCTCTCCAACGTATCAGCTGAGGCGTATCAGTACATCGCCCAGCAGGGAATTTGGCAGATCATCAACGCAGAGCAGAATGAAGACGGGACCTTTGAGTTGGATCTCTCAAAGGAGGAAAACACAGGCGAGATTGTGATTGAATCCGTCCCTCCCGAGGAGCTCCTGATTGACCGATACAGTGTCAGTGAGGATGAGACCAAGCTGATTGCCAGACGCCAGCATCTACGGGTATCAGACCTGATCGAGATGGGATATCCCCTAGAGAGCTTCCAGGACTATATTGGCCCAGATCAGGAGTACAAATCGAATGAGGAGTGGCTGCTCAGACACCCAACGCATCAGTTTCACACCGAGGAAGATTCGGATCTGGCAAATCGGGAAGTGATCTACGTGGAGGCTTATTGCCGGGTGGATGTCCTGGGAACAGGACGCAGACAACTCCGCAAGATCTGCACAGCTGGAAATGCCTACAACATCATCAACAACGAGCCTGTTGATGAGCATCCGTTTGTCCTATTTCGGATGCAACCTCTTCCTCATTCAGTTGAGGGGATGAGCCTATACGATGAGGTTGGAGATCTGCAACGGATCCGGTCAGCACTCCTGAGAAACCAACTGGATTCGTTGTCGCTTTCAGTCAACCCCAGATTTGCGTATCTGGAGCAGGCTGTAGATATTGACGCTCTGGAAAATACGTCTCTCAATGCGATGATCCCAATGCGCCAGCTGGGCGCAATTCAGCCGATTGATATTCCCAACACAGCCTCCCAGGTCTTTCCGATGTTGGAGTACCTGGACAAGATTGCCGAAGCGCGGACAGGCATCAGTCGCGCCTCACAAGGTTTGGAAGCAGAGCATCTCCAAAGTACGACCCGCGCAGCTGTAGAAATGCAGCGAGGGGCTGCAGAAGCGAGGTTGGAGCTCATTGCCAGAAACATTGCCGAAACCGGGATGAGGCCGCTTTATGAGAAGATTCTCAGGCTGGCAACCTTCCACGGCTCTCCCGAGGAGATCTATCAGATTCGGGGTCAGTACGTCCCAGTTGATCCAACCAGCTGGCCCAAGATGAGTGCTCGAGTGTCCCTTCCCCTGGGAGGCTTGGACACCCAGAGCAAGATTGCCACCTACCAGCTAATCCTGGCAGAGCAGGAGAAGGTCATTCAGCTGCTTGGGGTCCAGGACAATCCGCTGACGAGTCTCCAGCAGTGGAGGGAGACGATGCTCAGGATGTTAGAGCTCCAGGGGATCCACGATGGAGCTCGTCTCTGGAACGATCCAACGGAAGCGATGCAGGCGATGGCACAGCAACCTCCGGAGGAGCCTGAGAAGACACCGGAGCAGATGTTGGCAGAGGCAGAGGTGGAGAAGAAGCGCCTGGACGTGATACAGCGTCAGGTAGAAATGAAACGAAAAGACGACCGGGATCGAGATCAGCAGGAGATTGACCTGTTCCTTAAAATCCGAGAGCTTGAGCTCAAGCACGGGATCCCAATTGATCCAACTCCAATTTACCAGATGATTAGCCGCAACCGGGAGCTCTCCAAGATTTCAGAAGCAGCGGAAGCCCAGCAGTTTGAACAGCAACTGCAGCCTCCGCAACCTCCACCAGCACCACCTGGAGTAAACTGATGGCAAGAAATCGATACGGTGCGCGAAGACGCCCCGTCGAGGAGCGCAACGATCCCTTGGATGCACTAGGTAGTTTCCTTGTGGATATTGGCCTGGAGATGTCTCCGGTAGTCAACGCCTACCGAGCTAGTAAATTTGATGAGGACTACCCAGTCGCTCCGTTTGCGACAGCAAGTGATCGTTACCGGAATATGCTCCGAGAACCGGAATATCAGCGATATGTGGATAACATCGCCAGCGCTGGGATGGGAGCCACAACGAAGGCAACGAAGGTTGGCAAGGCAGCAAAAAAAGCGTTGCCAAGACTTGGGGGAAAAATTCAAGATGTCCCAATTTTTAACCCGTCCGAGCACATTGGCAAAACGATAGCCCCGATTGAAGCCGATTTAACTGCAGGAAGTCGATATTTCAAAGGGATAGGCAGTTCCAAGATTGAAGCCCCTGAGCCACTATTAGGAGGTCCTGAGTACGTGGTGCAGGAAGGTCGAGTAGCTCAAACATTAGACCCACAAAAGAAAGCAAAGATTGCAGCTGCACAAACCAAAGAAAAACCTTTCCCTACTTTTGTAAGTGAATTGGGGCAACCTCGCAGGCCTGCCGAAGCAATCTGGGCAGCACGTAAGTCAGACTTGGTCGGGGGGCAAGGGAAGCAAGCTGACTACATTACGGTCCACGCAATGAGCCCAGAGAGTCATCAATCAAATCAATCAGTGATGAATGCGACTCTAAAGCAGTTAGCTGCGTATATTAGGGATAATCGGCTAACCCAATCCCAAGTAAATGAGTTAGACACACTGATTCAAAAAAAGGTTCCAGAATTTCCTGGCCTACAAAATCCAGAAGTTTTTCGAGTTACTGACCAACTAAGTTTCGATAAACGTGCTGAGATCTTAAAGACCTTGCAGTCTGCCAAAGCAACAGATGCTGGATCTCCTGCTGCCAAGATTGTACGAGAAACACTGAGCGATGAATTTGCAGGTGCACAAAAACATCAGCCGATGTTAGTAATGAAGCCGTATCGAGATGCAGATGGCAATCTGATTCCTTTAGAAATGGGGAAGGATGTTCTAGGGCAGCACCCGTCTTATACAAAAACCTTTGCTGGAGAAGTGATTGGGAGGTTTGCAGCACCTGTGAAGTCAGAATCTTTGTATCCTGATTTTTACGGTTCACGTAGAGCGGCAGGAATGCCAGAGAAAGACATCAATTATGTTTTTGGCTCAAGGGACTACCCCTTACAAGAGATCACCCCAGAGATTGCCCAGAACATCCGATCACAGCCTTTTGAGTTTATTCAATCACCTCGACAAGCCCGTTTAGCAACAGATGCAGGGTTAGGGAACTGGCGGGTAATGAGTGGGAAACAAACAAAAGGTGCTGCTGATTTCAACAGGGAACTGATGTTATCACCAGCCTCCTCTACTCTATCGCAGTATGATATGAAGGATCTGAACAAGATGATCAGGTCTGAGAAGATGTCATTGTACTCATTAGGAGAGAACGGCAAGATTGGGTTTGGGCTTAAACGTGAGACAAACTACAACAACGAATACGGACTCAGCAACCCTCTGTTTGCTAATGATGATGTGGCAATCGTCAGCGTGTTCAATAATGAGAAAGGGGCTCGAGGGGTTGCAGGCCCTGGCACGATGTTGGAAGCTCTCCGAAAAGGTGGGAACGTTCTTGATGCCTTCTCTGTCCCAACGGCAAAGAACCCTAACGGATTCCTGCCAGACACCTATGAAAGATTTGGCTTTGAAGTAGTCGAAAGAATTCCGTTCAACAAAGAATTTTATACTAAAAAAGAAGTTGAAGATCTGGTAGACTATTGGAGAAGTACAGGTTGGGATGAATCTCAGGGGATGCCTGAGATTGTCGTAATGAAATACACCGGAGACCCAGATGTTAGACAAAACCCAGTCAGAACTTTTTTTGAACAGGGTCGAATCGGTTCTGCAGGAAGAGTTGAGAACGTCGACAGATCAGCAAGTAGCAGTCTTGTTAGACGGGCTAGACGGGCTTCTGAATCGGTTCCAACCAGAGCAGATAACCGACTTAATGATCCAGGGACAGTGGGACGTAGCAACCCACCTGCATCCCGTGGACGGTTCCCTGGCTTACTAAGCGAAATAGCATCTTTATCCCCTAGAGATGCTTTCAATCTTGATCTCCCTCAGTCTGATATCTCCTCTCTGCAGTCTCTTCTCTTTGGCCCTTAAAAAATAATTCAGATAATTAAAGTTAATGAGTACACACCAAAAAACAATTGATTTAGGCGTACAAGCTCGCGAGCTTTTAGCGAGTGAAGCGGTCAAGGAAGCATTTGTCAGAATGGAAGAGGAACAGATGAGAATCATCCGGGATTCCTCGCCAGAGAGCACTCAGGAGCGAGAGGCTGCTTATCTACTGTTGAGGTCTCACAGGCATCTCAGAGATGAACTGGAGATTATGATCAACCGAGGCAAACGAGCTCAGTCGAATCTACCGTCTGAGCCTGCCCCAACCACCACTCGAAAGAAGCGCTAATATGTCAGAACTAGGACCAGGAGCAACCGAACAGGAATCAGCAGCGGAAGCCTTCTCTGCCTTGATTGGAGATACCCCAGAGGAAGTAGAAGGAGATGATACGGAATCACCTG